GTCAATTCAACAGTGACGTTGGAGCGACCAGGAGCAACGCTTTCAACTTGTGGCGATGTGCCTTCACTAAAAGACCACAATAGCCCCGCACCAGTAGCTGAAGCATTCAGCCAGCTTTGCAAGGTCGCATCCGCACCAGCAAATATCTGTGTAGGCAACGTCAAGCTGTCAACTGAACCTTTTGCGCTGTTGTATGCGTTGAGTATTGCTGTCGTGTTGGTGTCGCTGATGTTGCCGAATGTCAGGCTAAGTTTTGCTTGGCTGGGCCTGCTGCCCCACAACCTACGAGTGATCACACCAGACTGCGATGCCTGCGTTTTGGTCGGCCAGGTTGGCGCAACAAAGCTGCGCCTTGTTGGTGCGATGCTAGGGAACGTCGTTGCCATGACTAGGTGATGCTCCAGTTTCCAGCGGTATCAAAGCCATCAGCGACTTCCAGCACGCCGCTGCTGTTGACAGGCATGTGCATTGCTTCGATTGTAAACAATCCGTCATCTCCTGACGTGATTCGTTCAGTTTGATAAACGCGCATTTGTGTCCCTGAAATTTTCACAGTGAACACCACGCCTGTGGGCGTTGCAGTTTTGCCGCTATTGCTAACTGTCAATGTCGCGTCAGCCGGTGGCGTTCCTTCCGTTCCATCCCATGCGACCACGTTATAGGAACCATCTGCCAATGCTTTCGTACTGACTAATGCGCCTTCTGGCGTTACTGCACCATTGTTGAACTGGTCATATTCTGTTTCGTCCATTGCCACTTTGATGTAATCACCGGGCGCAATGTTGGACATCACTCCTTCATGTGTCGTCGAGAAATTTATGACGTGTTGAGGTATGCGCCGCATACGGATGATGAATTTTGCTGCATCAATTGCATGTTGCCTGCTTGTGCAGTAAGAACTCATGTCGATCTGCTCGATCGGGTCTGTAGCTGATGCGCTCGCTTCCCGCACCAGCACTTCACGGACCACGGGGAATAATCCGGGGCTAGTTGGATCCGTGGTGGTCCGCTCCTCGCGGTAGCGAACACTTACCTGGATAGGATCACGGTCCTCTGGGTCAAAGTATTGAAGCTTGAATGAATTCTCAGCGATATTGCCTGCCGTAAATAATGCAGCAATCGGGACAGCGGTAAAAGATATTGCAGGACGGAGGAAATACTTGCCGTTTGATTCACCAAACTGCAACAAATGCGTGGCGGCTAAATCCGCTGACCATTGTCTGACGTTGACAGGCTCAGAAACGGCGCCGTCGTAAAAATACTTGCGATTCTGACACCACTGCGCTGCAGCCACAAACTCGGCTGTGTCGATCATGTAGCTCTTGACAAATGATCCCGCCCCAAAGCGATCATTAGTCATCAGGTCATACAAAATATCTGGGAAAAGATGCGTTGCGCCCGATCCACCCAAAAGCCTGGTGCATTCACGGCCTCCAGTGACATAAGCAGAAAATTGACTGAACTGCTGGAACTCAGCTGATGAGCGGATATTGATACCAGTTAGAGCAAGATTGTCATATAAGGGCGCTTCAATATTCGGCACGATTTCATTGACATAAACAATGCTATGTTCAGGCCCAGAGTCTGCACTGCTGCTGATTTCTGAGTAAACAAAAGTTTCAGCTAATTTTCCATAGTCGTCGATGTAAGTATCGGTGTCTACGAGGGGCAATCCGTTGTAAGTGGGCTCTGGATCGTTCGAGTTCGTCTCTTCGTTGTAATCGTAGTCAGAACTTAAGTCAGGATCAGCGTTGCCAAAAGTAATCCCAAAGTTACTTGTATTAAGTGCAATGCTTTCACCATTAAAGACAACACTTATTCCCCCATCGGAGATGGTAGCTCGACCCTTTTTAGGGTCAAGCACATATAACGCGCTTCCGTAGTGGCCTTGCCGCACCTCAAACCCTGAAAGAGGTTCAAACATAAATTCGCGTGCCTTGATAGAGCTAAATTCAAAGCGAATGTAATTAAAAACAGATTGCTGCGTTTCACTTCTGGCCCCGTAGGCATTACTTAACTCCGTCCAGCTACTGCTTCCAACCGTTCTATATTTAATTTTGAAAAACGAGTATCGCTGCACTGGCGCTGTGATAGTTCCACTTTGATAAAAGTTATTGACAATATCTTCCGGCGGATTGTTTGCAAAAGCTTGACACCATTGCGTATCGGCGTATTCATAAGTTTTTGTGTCTCTAAAGTTGCAAAGGTTGTTTACCCTTATTCCCAGAGTAGATTTCAGGCCGATTTCAACTGCTTGACATGCTCTGGACGTTGACACCGATCCCCGCGCATAGCGCAGAAGGTGGCCGCCTGTCGTAGCTTTCTCCCTTGCGCCTAAGTCGCCGCCTGGGTCTTCGAGTCTCGATGCAGAGAAATTCTTAATGGAACCAGGCTCAACAACAGTGAAAACGGCGACAACAGCTTGGCCCCCGCTGCCGTTTAGCTCGGCCTGCGATACAAACTCCTCTGGAGTGCGGTCTATGCAGACACATAAAGCCGTTCCGATCTTATACAACTCACCCTTTACCAACCTATCGTCCCAAGTTTTTTGCAGCGCAGCAACAGCTGACGCTACATCTTTCGCTTCAGCATCATCATCTGATGCCCCGTAGGCACTAAAAACAGTTCCCCAGTCACTTCCGTTGTGGAGCCTGTAGCTAACGGTATCCCCAACGCTAACTGAAGTCGTGTTTCCAGGGCTTGTTCCTGCGGTGGAATTGATTTGATTGATGCCACTGAATGTTGAAAAATTGGCTCGATATTTGTCCCGTTTGTTCATCTTTGGCGCGTCTACCGGGCAGGCAACGGTCACTTGACCACTGCTACCCGGCCCCGTTTGGCTGCGAACGCCTGGGCTGATTACCGGATTGACCTTATACATCAGGTCGTTCCCAATCGGTGCATAGACGCCAAAAACCGTCTGTGTGGACGGCCTGCTAGACGAACAGAAATCTGTTCGCTCTGCTCCGTTCCAATAAACCTGAAAAACATCTGAGCTAGTAGAGCTGCCGTCATCGTTGGCATTTGACCGGCCAGCTACTCTGTCAGCACCAGCGATCCGTCCTCCATCTTTGCTGAGATACAGCGTCACCCGTGAGGCTGCTTCAGTGGCAGCGTTGCTGTCAAAAATATAACCTTGCAGTGTGCTGCTACCGATTGCAAAGTTGACAGGGTCAACGCTGCTAATGTTGCCTTCACTGAGTAAAAATACGCCGCGTATCATCTGGCCGCCGCCTAAGCTCAAGATCTGGTTCCAGATCATCGGCATGTTGATCCGAATGCCGCCGTAACTTGTGCCTGATATAGTCTCTTTTCGTGCGTAAACAATTGGAATAATGCTCCCTAGTGTTGCAATATCTTGCTGCGAATCAAAGCCATATCTTGGTGCGAATCGACTGTTTCTTAGAACCGTGCTGCCTTCCTCTTGGCGTTGAGTTGGCTGGCCTTGCTCACCTGGAGCTTTTGGCGCGGAGGGTTTTAGCAGCAAAGAAACCGCAATCGAACCCAAGCCGATTACAAGGTTGACGATTGCGACAACTGTTGCGACTTCTGCAGTTACAGCAGGTTGCGGCCCTTCCGCTGCGCGTTTCCTTGCTTCAATATGAAAATGCCGATACTGCGCCTCTGTGAGCCCAAGAATTTCAGCGATATAACGATCAGATGGCAGCATTATCTAAACCTCCGGTATTCCATTTTTTTACACCGTTCCACCGGAATCCATCGAACGCCTTTCCGTCTGTTGACATGCAATAATCCACCGTCCACGACAACGCCAATACCAATGTGATCCGTAGCTCGGAACATCGTCACGGCGTATTCTTCCGGCTTGCTCAAGTCTATTGTACTTTCTCGGTACAGCCGCGCTAGAGCTTCATAATCACCGCGTTCTGCCATACCCAACCACTCCGCATTTAATGCAGGGTGTGGAACGCCTGCAGCATCTAAAACATGCCAAGTCATGATCAGACAGTCAGCCCCTTGGCCGTCACTAGGATCCGCTCGAAACTTATGAGGAAGACCGATCCAACGATGCCACATCAACCGATAACCAATGTTCCGCTGGTTGGTAATGCTCCAACCAATTCTGTGCTCAGTGTGCGCCGAGGTATCTGAGCTTTTACTGCGTCAAGTGGTGATGTCAGTCGCATCGTTATCGTTATTGTGTCCATTTCATACGATGCGATTCGCCAAGTTTCCGTTGAAATCAGCGCCTCATCTGCAAACGTCAACGGGTCGAGGCTTACGGTTTTGATTTCTAGTATGTAACGGCTCTGCACCGCTTCTGCAAACAAATTCACAGAGATCGCATCCGTACCAGCGACTAAAGCAGCGTTGGAACGCTCACCGCCGCGAGCACCGCCGCCAGATGAAACGGCAAACGGCGCGAAGCTGTAAGTCACGCCGCTGTAAGTGCGCGTTTGGTTGACGCTGAAATTTTGATACGGCGTGCCGGTGTACGCATTGGCCTGTGTTTTGAACCGAACGTAGTTGACGAATGCATAGGCGCTCATCAGATACCAACCTTACTGCGAGTTCTAGGGCTATTCTGCAGCGTCGTCAGCGTCATGGCCCTGCCGCGTTCAGCCGCCTGCGCCATGCCCTTGCGGTGCTGTTCTGCCGTGACATACTCAATGTTATTTATCACCGTTGATTCATAACG